ATCCCAATCAGCAAGAGATGTTGGCGTACCACCACCCCATACGTTACCGCGTTGGTTTACAACATAAAAGATACCCTCAGACCCTGAGTTTGCTCCTAAAACACCAGCAGCCCCAGATCCTGCAAATGCAGGTACAGCTTCAATCATAGATGTTTCAAGGTAGTCCTCAAAACGAAGACGAGTTTCATGTTCTGATTTTAGATACCAAAGATACCCAGTAGCACCGTTCTCAGTTGTTACTTCAACCCATCCAATCTGAGCCATATCAGAGCCATTTACAGCGTAACGGTCTTTTAGGATGATTGGCTTGTTAGAGAAAATTACATCTTCAGCATCAAGAGAACCTACCATGCCTGTTGTTCCTTTTCTGAACTCAGAACCATAAATGAATACAGTACAAACATCAGTAGCTGCAATTGTAACAGTTGATGGATCGTTATAGTAAGCTACAGCGAAAGTACCAGCTACAGTTGGGCTACCTGTTTGAGTAACAGCTGTAACGATAGCTTTGTAGGATTTACCAACATTAGTAGGCGTGGCACTTGTATCTATCTGAATAAATACAGTCTGTCCAACTCTAATAGCTACAGAAGCAGGATCACCTGCTACAGCAGCTACTGAAAAAGTAGATGTAGTTGTACTTACTGCTGTAGCTGTACAGTTAGTATACTTGATGTGCAAACGACCCTGCTCAGCCCATTTTACTTGGTCAGAGTTTGAAGGCATCTCAGCACCTACAAGGCGCAAGAATGATGCAATTGTTCTGTTACCATAACGCTCAAATTCCTTCTCATAAGTATCAGGAAGATACTGATTCAAGAACTCAAAGTCGGTAATGTAATTTTGTTGTAAAGCCAATTGCTCCGCTGCTGGTTGTAAGCGAAACGTAGGATTTGGTAATATTGAACCTGGCATTTTTTAAATTTTTAATTTGTCTACAATTTTTTTATGCTGCGGATTTTTAAGCTTTTTCCATGGTCAGGATTAACCGCTTTAACCTGAAACCCATCATTCCCCTTCGTTGTCTCATTTGCCCTACGCTCAGACATATTTACATTTTTAGTCTTACGCATAAAGTCATCTACTGCATCAGTCATACCTTGCTCATAGAAGAACTTGGCAAACCTCTCAGGGTTCATTGCAACAGCCAAAGCCTTATGGTATCCACCTGCATCCTTAATCAAACCACTCTCATCGATAAACTTACCGATAAAGCTTGATGGATTTGAGTGTAACTTTTTAAGCTCATTAGCATCCCCAGGATTAAAATTAAGCTTTTTGTTATTGACGCTAAATTCAAAACCTTTGAAATTACCATCAAATACCTCATTGGTTTTTTGTTCAAACCATTGACGCTTACGATTATTTTCCTCCTCGATCGTCTTAGCCTGTTGCATATATTGACGATAAGCATTGAACTCCTCTTTTTCTTCCTGAGACATACCTGCCGTACTTGACTCAAGGGGCATTTTATACATCTCCTTCTGAGAGTTGAAAAACTTCTTTGCCTCATTAACAGCTTTCTTTCTTGATATCTTTGTCTTCTTAATATAAGACTCGTCATCAAGGTCCTCGTCATACCTGTACTCATCCAACATCATCTCAACGTCATCTTCGTCAAGACCCTCTTGTGTAGATAACAAGTACTCCTTGAGCAGCTGTTCTTCCGGAACAGAATCGAAATCTTTCTTCAACTTGAGAAAGTCTTCAAATCCTCTTCCTGTGTCTTTTCTATATTTCATATAAGCAGCGACATCCTCTGGCATCTCCTCTGAGCTGTTACGCTCAGCCATCAATTCATCGAATGAGCTAATCTGCTTATTGTATCTTTTACCTATATATGAAAGAACGTCTTCTTCTCTTAACTCAACCTCCTGCTGTGGCATAGAGAAGTTTTCCTGCGGCACTTCTTGCGATAATGACTGCTCGTGCTTCTCAAGAAGTTCCTTTTCGACCTCTTGTACACTCTTGGGTTCTGTTGAGTCTAATACTCTTACTGCTTTAAATTCCATTTGATTTTATTTTAATTATTTGCAAATTTATAAAAAAATTTATTATGTAGTATTATCTTGGATTAAATTCTGCTAAATCAAAGCCATCTAAGCTATCTTCATTGCTTTCGAAGTCAAGTGGAGGTAGGTTATTCTTTCTCTGATTGATCAGTTTTGACTGCTGAGTGTTCTGAATACCTATACGCTTATTCTTCTCCTCCTCTCTTTTAGTTTCTCTACTTGTCAGTAAACTTGACTGCATCTCGTGCATCTTCATATTGTATTGGAACTCCTCTGCCATCAGCTTAGACTTAATCCCTGCTTCAAACTCCATCTTCTTCATTTGTCCCTCTATCTCTGCCTGGATAACCATTGTCTTTGACTGGGCTTCAAGTTGTATCTTTTGTACTGCCATCTCGGCTGCCATCTGCTGAGATTGCAACTGCTGCTGTGATTGCATCGCCTGCTTTTGCATCATCATTTGCTCCATTCTCTCAGCATTCTTAACTCGCTTGAGCTTCAGTAGCTGATTGGCTAGCTTGAGATTTTTAAGCTCTCTGATGTCAATCGCATCCTCAAGGTTGATGTCCCCTTTCGATAATGCCACCTGTATATTGGCTTCAAGTTGTGCTTTCTGCTCTTCGTCAGGAGTAACCTCAATGAATATACCAAAATCATATAGGTACAAGTCCTTGATGTCATTTAGGATAGAGGTGTTATACCTACCAATCCTCATAGCAAAGTCCTCTTTAAAGTCTGAGTACTCTAAGATGTCAGACACCCTGTAGGTGATTGCTTCAGCTAGTCTTCTGTAGATAAACAAACCACTCTCAAGGATATGTCTTGTTGCTGTGTTTGAGTTGAGCGCTGCCATCTTCTGTAGACCAACCAAAGAGTTCGGGTCAGGTGTTGACCCATCTCTCGCCTCATTAAGACCTGTTACGGTCCTAATCATGTCCATATAATGCTGGTAGTTGGCGATGAGCATTTGTGTCTTCGCTGCTCCTGAGTTTGACGTTAGCTGAGTGATTGGCACCCTAGCATTATTGAAGTCACCATCCTGAGTGAAGCTTCTACCGATAACACTACCTGTTTGGAAGTAGAGCCTTAGTGCATCCTCAGGGTTATATGCGGCACCTGTTCCCAAGTCAACCTCATTGAGACCGTCAGCGTCAATAAACACACCATCAGGCACAACTCTGTTAATGACTTGCTGTAGCTTTAGGTGGGTGATTTGAATCAAGTCAGCGAATGGTATCATCCTTCTAACTAATGACTCAATAACGCCCTTATACATCCTTGGAGCGCAAGCCACATACATTGGCATTGCGTGTTGTGTTGATGACTTTGGTCTGACCATATTCTCGGCCATCTCCCATTTAATCAAGTAGTTAGTACCCATTACCATAACACCTTCATACCATACGTCAATGGTCTTCTCTACCTTCTCGAAATTACCCTCCTCCATCATCTCTGCCGGAGGATTGAACGTATCGTCCTTTGGTATCATCTTGACAGAACCGGTATCGGTTGTCTTTCTCTTATAGACTACCTTTTTGGTTGTCTTATAGTTAAAATATAGCAGAGTGCAAGTGTCCCTACTAAACAAGCTATTCTCATAGAATCTTGCAACATTGTAGTAATCGTACCAAGATTGACTGTATTGTGAGATTTTTTGTAGGTCATCTTTTGTTAGTTTTGGATTGATTTTATATAGCTCTGTAAGAGGCACAGTTTTAATCTCGCCCCAATAGAAGCAGTCCTCAAAGAATGGGTCCTCAGTATAGCTATAAACCACATTAGCTGGGTCTACATATGAAACCCTTACGCCTTCACCTAGCAAGAACTCATGCTTTGCTACTGCTATACCAAGTACAGTCATGTCATAGTCTAAGCGCTTTCTTGTGTCGTAGTAGTGGTTCTCGTCAAATATTGTGTTTATTGCTACCTCCTCTGCTATCTCAATTGCAGGCTTGTAATTTATTTGCATATACAATGACAGCTCCTCGTCATTCTCAGGTAGCGTGTTCGGGTC